ATGTAGTGGCGGCATAATAACCACCAAAACTAATACCAATTTTTTCACTATTTACGCCACCACCATCAGTGCTAGCATCATAACTACTATAGAATGTAATAGTATTGGTTGTAAATGCGGTAAATCCTCTATTTAAGTTTGTTGACGGTGTAAAGAATTTTGATTGGTAATATGGGTCTGAAAGAGCATTACTTGGTATTTGATTATACTTAGGTAGTCCCAAACCTTTTAATATTGGTTGATTAATTTTATATTCACCTTCCACAATAACACTACCTTCAGGTAATCCAATTGGTAAAGAAATATCAACCTTTGTTTTTTGTCTGGTTGAATATGGGTCAACACCTTTCATCAAAATAACAACCAATAAATTTTTATAATCAGGAATTGTTTCAATTGGTACAACGTTATCTGTTAATTCTCTATTTTGTGTGTTTCCGTCATTATCAACATATTTTAGTTTAGCATAAATTCGACCTTTCAAAACTCTTCTGTAAAAACCATAATCACTAATACTGTTTGTACCAACTATCTTTTCTAAGTCACCAATTGTGACCGCAGTAACAACTTGCGAATATTCAATGTCTGCTGGGAATACATACTCAGTGGTCCCTGTATAATCATTTACTAAATCAAAAGTTTTGTTTTCAATATTTTGATTTGGATTATTTGGGTCAGCATAAATTATGTTTGTTGTTATTGATTTGGTTGTCGGTGTTGTACCAGTAACTTTAATTTCTGATTTGTAGTTTACATCTTTACTTGTATTAGTTGAAATAAAGGATATCATTTGTCCCGCAACTAAAGTTGTGTTAGAACCTTGGTCTGCTAAAATTACATATGGTTGGTCTTCATAAAATTTATAAACACCGCTAGATATAGTATTACCTGTATAGTTTGGATAAATTTTAATTCTATTGTATCCACCACCAGGTGTTTGTAGGAAATATTTACCTTTACCATTAAACATATTAATTCTTTCAGGTATTGGTATTTGTGTGTCCAACCATCCAATTTTAGTATTGTCATCATTCGCATATTTTGGTGTTCTACCCCATTCTTTACCGTCTGCATTGTCTCTACCAGCTGCTAATTCACCATAAATTTCATTATACACCTCCTGTTGGTATTGTTCATACTCACTTAATGTTGGAGATATGTCAGGATTTCTTACATAAGAAGTAGGTATATTAACATCTGCTAATAGGGATAAATTGGTTTCGGAGTATTTACCACCTTCTTTTATACTATCGTTATCACCTTCAGGATTACAATCACAAGCAGAACAATCAGGATATATTAACAAAGGTAATCTAATAGGCGGGAACGTAAAATTTAAAATTCCATTTGCAAAATTCTGTAATCCATCGATAAATCCACCTAATTTGTCTGCCAATTTTTTTGAGAAAAATTTAACAATCGCTCTTACAATTTCTAAAATAACAACAAATATTTGTACAACAAAATAAAGAAGATATTTTACAATATATTCCCACAAAATTTGTATTAAATCATATGAAAAGGCAACGACAGGCAATATGATTGTGAATAAGAAGAAAAATACTGAAATTATAAAATATAATAAATCAAAATTTCTTACACCATCATTAATCGGAAACCTATTAACCTCACTTAAACAACTTCGTTCTAATACTTCTTTGATTGACAAAAATCTAGCTCTATTTGTACCTCGTCTATATTCATCAATTAATTGTGATGTTGTATATACTTTGTTATAAACAAATTCATAAAATGTATCTTCACAATCAATTGCATCTTGGTAGTTTGGATAATCATCCCAATCTAAACTAAATGAATATGACCTCTGAAATAGTGAGTATCTGTAATCAAATTCTTTATATATTATTTGAACTGGCTTTGCAACTTCTGTGTCTACCCCCGCAACGTTAACTACATCAGTCTTCTTGATTACTGTAATTTTTACTGGTTTTGACGAACCAGGTACATCAATCCATTTTGAGTTATCAACTACACCATCAATTAATACTTGTATTGAATTAAGTTCACTGACTTTTTCAAATCTTACTGATTTACCCGCAGGTATTATAATTGTTTTTGATTCTTCTATAATATTTGCAGTGAAATCTAAAACCTTAGTTATTGTGTCTGATTCTTTTTCCGAAGGGTCAAAATCTCCAAGCCACCCATATTCTTTTAAATTTGGTACCAAATAGTTACCTCTTAATACGGTACCTTTAGGTGCAAATGCTTGTAGATTTAATATATTGGCATCTATAAACTGTGTTGGATTTGGAATCGAAGCGATATCCCTTTCAGCACTATTATATTTTATTTTAAATCTGTATTTACCTTTGGACGGTATACCAACTTTTGGGTCTTGTGAAACGACCAAATTTCCATACTCATCTGTTATTAGATAGTCCAAATTCATTGGTATATCTACTAAGAATACACCATTCTCATCAATAACTTTTCCACCCGACTCTAAAGCAAATTGCTCAAGTATTGGTCGACCAAATTGGTCTAAGTTAATTGTTTGTCGTATTGCCAAAATAGTACCAGGTCCTGTAACTAATCCACATAAGTCACCTTGTTCCGATTTTGGTTTACAATTAGTTTTCAAATAATCTTCATCGGGTGATGAAAATATCGAACCCATAAATAATGCAGTTGGTTTTATGTCAACATTTTGGTCTCTTAAATCGAAATCAATTCTTGTAATACCGACATTACAAAAATCATTCTCACCCCAAAAAGAACCTATATTAGCTTCTTTAACTATATTAACAAGTTGTGGTAGGGTACTTAAATCTGAAGAACTTCTAAAATTATTACCATCAAATTGTTCTCGAGTTCCTCTACCCATTTTTAAAAGGTCTGTGGGCCTCAAAGAAAAACAACCCATATCTGAAAGGTCAACATCTACAACAATTTTTTGGTCTCCTGTTGGTACTCCTACAATCATATAGTCACCAGATTCGTTTGTCTTAACGGTGTACTTATAATATTTTTCGTATATTTCTAAAACTTCAGTTCTATTTAAAATATCTTCTTTGGTTGGAAATGTTCCTGTTGCTGCGTGTCCTTCATATGATGGTTCATATGGTAATAAATTGTATCGATATCCGTCTTCATTAATATCTGCTGGTGAAGTATAGGGATATAATGTTGAAATTATGGGGTTGATTGCGTCAACATCTTCAACAGGTACAAAAACAGATACCCTTGCGTTTGGAACTCCAAATCCTCCGTTAGCAACTACTCTACCAACTATAACTCCGTAATCTGAACAAAATCTTTTATAAACATCAGATTGCGTAAGCTTAAGCGATAGGATTTCCAAGAAATCAAAATCTTGGTCAATATTAACCCTAATTGTTTGGTCTGCCCCTGGTTGTGAATTTACTGATGTTCTTAATCTATAAGATTTTGCCATGTCTACTTTTTGATAAATAGTTTAAACTATATTTTCAATAGTAGGTTAATAAAAGACCATGTGAATATTATTGTTTTACTCTAACGGCAATATCCTTAGTATCAAATCTAATTTGATAAAATTCTGTTGGTTGAGCAAAAATAGTATCGTCAACTAATTTAATTTGTTTTGTTGTCGCGTCTAAATATTGTTGTGCTGTTTGTGAACTTGAGTACTGTCCTCCAACCATGTTGAATACTTTAATGTCGGATACTGAAACAATACCTCTTAATTCTTGTACTAATTTTCTTAATTCAGATATAATAACATTTTGCCCCATCTCTCTATTCAATGGTGTCATATATGAAGAAACAGTATCAATAATATCTGCAATTAATGCACTTTGGTTTGTTGCCTTTTCAAGTGTTACACTTACTTCAAATCTCAAGTCAATTACTTTACCAACTTGTACAGTCAAACTATCGTTTGTCATTCTAAAATCATTAAGATAAGTTCTAATATTGTCTTTCAATACTTGTGGAACTTGTTGTGTCATTTTACCGCTTGTGTCCTGACTTAATATTGCAATGTATATTTGGTTGTTTAATTCTAAAACTCCAACTTTAGCAGGAACACCGTATACACCAGGCATTCTATTAATAAGTGCATAATAGTCACCAATAGTTACCGCTCTGTTTTGTGTACTAAAATTATATGTTACAAGATTTCTAACTTCTTCTATTGATGGTGGATTAGCACCTCCAACAGCCGCAGTAACGTTTGTAACCTGTACTGAACTTATTACTCTCGCTTGTTCGGTGGCATTAGTTGAACCATCAAAAACCATAGTTAAATTACCAACGGTGTTAATTACATTTACACCTAAATTACTTTCTAATCCGCCGCCAACTCTATACTGAATAAACAATGTTGTATTTGGTGTTGGTATTAAACCTAAGTTTACGTTATTCTGATAATCGTTCAGTCTTGGTATTACTCCTGTTTGTGTAAAAGTAGCTAACTGTTGGTCAGCAGTTGAGTTTGCACCACCAAAAGTAATCTTCATAAAGTTTTCAGGTGTAAACTCACTTATGAATCTGTTGTTTGTATCTATGTAAATACCTGGTGTTATGCCCTGACTTGCGGTTTTACCTGCATAAGGGATAAACACTCTTGATTCCGCCAATGCTGGAACTTCATACCATCTACCAACAGGTGAAATAAATTCAGAATATGCTGGTATGTTTTCATATGTTATACCATCTTTTTGAATTATTGAAGTTACGTTTAATACATTTCTTTCGGGTAAAAATAAATTAAAGAATGGTACCGCATCTGATGATGTAATTACTCTCTTAAACACTTTAGTTATACCGTTAACTAAGAATTCTCTTTTTGTTATATTATAGCTAATAACTCTATTTGTTCCATCTAATACAGGTATAACTTTTTGGTTTGGTTGTCCTGAGGCGTTGAATTGACTTGAGAACACAATGTCGGTCAAATTTTCGAATGTTTGTCCCGCACCAATAAATTGTGAACCCGCTTTAATTGTACCCATGTAATTTACATTAGGTCTATCACCACTAACAGGTACGTTAATTGTAATATCACAAACAGCAACTGATGGTCTATTACCAGGTATTTTTAAACCGTATGTACGAGCAATATTATATAATGAACTTCTTTGTTGTGCAAATTCTAAAACTGTTTCTTGTATACTTCTATCAATATGATAATGTAGGTTATCCGTAACCGCTGCGTTTAAGTCTAATAACACAGAAAAAATAGATGCGTCATTAAAGTTATTAACTAAATCAGGGTAATATTTCCTTGTATAGTCGATTAATTCTTGTCTAATAGCCGCAAAGTCTCTTACGGTATAGGATATTCTTCTTTCTGCCATTTTATATATTAATAATTATAAAGTCTCTTGATTGAAATGTGTTATCGGTTATTGTGTAATCAATTCTTATTTTAGCCGTATATTCTGATGTTCCTCTACCCGCCACTCTATATACTCCATTACCTAAGTTTTCATAATTAATAGTACCGACTGAACTATATTGTGTTTCATATTCTTCATATGGTAATACAATAATATCATTAACTACTAAGTTTGGTATGTATTTACTTACTGTATCACGAATATCATCTTTAACCGCCTCAAATGTAATACCATCAAAAGGTTCAAAAATAAATTCATATAATCTACTACCAAAATCAGGTAAGTAATATCTACTTCCTTTTCTTGTTAATAAAAGATGAACTAAATTACTTCTTGTCTCTTGGTCTGGATTTTGTGATAGTGATAAATAATCACCAACCAAAGAATCGGTAAAGGGAAAGTTTACACCATATGTTATACCATTAGCCATTTTCAATAAAT